CGGAACGGACATTGCAAACATATTCGGTATTGATGATTCAAAGATTACCGGAGCGATAGAGGCTTTGGGTGGGCTTGGACAAACAGCCGCCGGTGTCGGTCAGATTATGAGCGGTGACATTGTGGGTGGTGCCATGAGTGCGGTTTCTGGAATTTCCACTGTAGTGTCTGCGTTGGATGGGATGTTCGGTGCCGATTATTCCCACTATAACGAGATGGTTGAGGAATATAACAAACTCAATGAGATATGGGATGAACTGATAGACAAGAAGCTGGAGTACATCAACACATCCTACGGAGCAGAAGCGGACAAGGTAGGCAAAGAAGCTCTTGAACTTGTCAACAAGAGCATTGAGGCGTACAGAATACTTGGGCGTGAACGATTAAACTCCGGTGCGTCTGTCGGTTCTCATTCCATTGGCAAGCGCATGGCAAAGAATACCTCTTCAAGTGACTGGCAGGACATCGCCAGGGCGCTCGATATGTCTGTCAAAGACGCCAAGGATTTTATAGGTACCGGACGCATGACAGGATTGTTTGACCTGACTACTGAACAGTTGGAGAAACTAAAGTCAGAAGCGCCTACTTTTTGGGCTAAATTAGATGGCGATGTGAGAGATTATCTTGATAAGATTATCGAGGGAGAGGAACGTATTGAGGAAATCCATAATCAGATAAACGAGCAGCTTACACAAACCACATTCGATAGTGTGTACAGTAATTTCATAGATACCCTTATGGACATGAAAGCATCGTCCAAAGATGCAGCCGAAGACATTTCGGAATACTTCATGCAAGCTATGCTCTCCGAGCAGATAGGCACACTTTATCAGGACAAGCTAAAGAAGTGGTATGAGAAGTTTGCAAAGGGTATGGAGGATGGTTCTTTGACGGAATCCGAAAGAAATGCGTTGAACAACGAGTATATGGGCTACATTGAAGAAGCGATGAAGCTCCGTGACGAGCTTGCCGCAGCCACCGGATATGACAAGATTTCGCAAGAATCAACATCCCAGTCTTCAACTTCCAGAGGGTTCGGCACTGAAATGACACATGAAGATGCAGGAGAATTAAGTGGTAGGTTTACCGCTCTGCAGATAGCTGGAGAGGAGATAAAAAATCAAATGATAAATGCAGTTGTTGGATTGAATTCTTTAGTTTCTATTTCAACGTCAAGTAATGCCACACTAAGTAGTATTTTGGAACAGCATGTGAAAACCAACGGATATTTAGAAGACATAGTAAAGTATACGAAGCCGATACTTGACTTTGAGAGTAAATTTGATAGAATGATTACAATTCTTAATAACGGACTATAATATGGCGACAGGAGAATTTTATATAAATAATAAGGACGCTTATACCACGTGGGGGATAAGCATGGATACATCTTCCTTATCATCGCTGATGACCCCACCACCAATGAAAGAGTTTATCGAGAACAAGTCGCGCTTGGAGCATGGTAAACGGGTCATAAAGTCGAATCCTAAGATTGATGAGAGGAATATTACATTGACATTTAATCTCACTGCCAAAAACGAAGAGCAATTTTTTTTACGATACAATTCTTTTTGCGAAGAGCTTGCTATCGGAGTATTACATATCAAAAGTAAATATCAACCAGATGTTGTGTATAAGACTATATATTTGTCATGTAATCAATTCACCCAATTCATGAGGGGTATCGCTAAATTCTCTCTAAGATTAGTAGAGCCTAATCCAGCAGATAGGAGTATAGTGCAAATTTAGGATAAATGTGATTGTTTTTATGTCATTTATTGCTATATTTGCTGTGCAATTGTATGAAGCTATACAATACCCCATATATGGAACTAATAGACATCAAAGACATATCCGGCAGCATTCTCCTTACCACCCTTCCCGATGAAGGTTGTAAACGTAAGTTTACTCTGATGAAGGAGGATTATATCCTTCTGAAATTCAGCTTGGAAAATCCTATATTCTTCAAATATGGTGACTACGTGGAATGCGATTTCGGCATGTTCGAGGTGTGTGATTTGCAGAAACCAGTATTCAATGCCAATACCGCAGGCTATGACTACGAGTTGCAGCTTGACGCCTATTACTGGAAATGGAAAAACAAAATCTTTAAATATACCCCCGAAGTGGCCGGGCAGGAAGCGTCCTGGAATCTCACCGCTTCACTTGATGTTCAAGCCGGTATAGTCCTTAGAAATTTGAAAGCTCTTGGTTATGCGTATAAAGGTCAGGATTTTGTTTTCTCCATTGACAGCACTGTAGAGAATAAGGCGCTACTGATGACTTATGACAACATCAACATTCTTGACGCCTGCTTCTCTATGGCGAAGAAATGGGACTGTGAATGTTGGGTGACAGAGAACATCATCAACTTCGGAAGATGTGAATACGGCACTCCGGTTGACTTTGAGATAGGGGACAATGTGGTGGAGATGACAAGCTCTGAGAGCAATAGTACATACGCTACCCGTATCTATGCTTTCGGCTCTACCCGTAACATTCCGTCAAACTATCGTCCAGTGGATGAAAGCATCGTGGTTAATGGAGTTGTACAAAAGCGTCTCATGCTTCCCGAAGGAACTCCATACATAGACGCATATCCTGATATGTCCACAGAGGAAGCTGTAGAGCAGGTGGTTGTGTTTGACGATATATATCCTCGTACTGACGGTCATATATCAAAGGTCATCACCTATACAGACACAGTGAATAATGAGGATGGAACTCAGACCACCGAAACTTTCTACCAATTTACCGATGCCGGAATAACATTTTCAAAGGACTACATTCTTGAGGGTGAGGAATTGCATATAATCTTCCAGTCCGGCTCTTTGAACGGTATGGATTTCGGTGTGACTTTTAATCCGATGGGAGACCCGGAAAAGAATGAGGACGGTTCATGGAATCCGAAAGCCCAGCTTTGGGAGATTGTCGCTAATGAGGATTATGGTCGCAAATTACCTGATGATGTCTTAAAACCCAAAGAGGGGGATACTTATATATTATATGGGTGGGACAGCTCCAAAATTGCGGATTTGGGGCTTGTGTCGGCCGCGGAACAAGAGCTTAAGGAGAAGGCTGAAGAGTACGTTGCCAAGTCCAGGATAGACCCCAATACATATTCCTGCACAATGATGTCGGACTATATGTATGGGCTGGATGAGGGAGGCAATCAGAACCTGGATTATGCAAAGCATTTTGATGTAGGAGATAAGGTTAATCTAGTCAATTCCGCATTCTTTGAAATCGGAAACCGTCAGTCCAGAATCATTGGATACGAATGCAATCTTGATAAGCCGTATGACAGCCCGGTATATACGGTAGGCGAAACAGCGTCCTACTCTCGAATAGGGGAGCTGGAAGAGCAAATAGAGAATATTACCTTGAAGGGACAGACATACACCGGTGGAGGTGGAAGTGGCATATATGTTATCGGAACGAATGACACTACATCCCCTACAAACAGAAATGTGTATTCGGCTTTGCGTGTTCTGCAATCATTCCTCAGCAAGGCCACCAACGACCGCACCCCCTTCAAGCTGGAAGTCGGCGACAAGCTGACCGCGGAGAAAGGATTGCAGATAAGCAAGAACTTCGTTTCCGGCATTATCGGAGGAAGCGGCGGCTCCATCTATCTGGACGAGAACGGGAAGGTTGTTATCGAGACGGACAAGGCTGTATTCCGTGAGGAGCTTATTGTCCCTCAGATTACCTTCAACTGCATAGACGTTATATCGGGAGACAAAGCCAATACGTTCGCCTACGGAACGATAAAGACTGTGGATACAGAGAACCGCATCGCCACCCTTGACCTTCTGGAAGGCCAATACGGTACGCTTCATGTGAGCGACATATGCCGTGGCGTATTCCACAACATAGGTGGGGGAAACACCGACAAGGATACGATTGGCGCGAACGGGTTCATAGAGTATTCCGGTTTCGCCACATCCTACTTTACTCCGACCAATATACTGGAGAACAAGGCAGGAATCATGAAGTTCGAGTATGAGCTTCAGGTTGGTACGTCCGTTCATCCGATGCCGGGCATGAACTTCTTTGCATACGGCAACTTCACCGACGAGGACCGCCAGGACATTACATACGAGAACAGATACTACACCCGTCGTATTACCCATGTCAACAATTGGGTGATAGACCCGGAAACGAACATCGAGATGCAGGTAGGAAAGCTCAACGGTCTTTCCATCGGCGGCATGGACTTCTCCGGTTATTCGTTCTACGGCAAGAATGTGTACATCTCCGGCACGATAGAGCGCCTGAAGCCCAATGGCACCCCAGCCAAGGACTTGAGCTATGAGGGCGTTTGGGAATCCGGCAGAAAGTATGACTACTACGACAGCGTGACCTATGACGGAAGCACATGGGCCTGCATGAACAAGAACGGTTCGTCAGCCGAGCCGGGCACGAACAATGACTGGCAGAAGATTGCCTCCAAGGGTGACAAGGGCGACCCCGGAGAATCGGCAGTGTTCGCAGACCTCACAAACGAGATGGATAACGTCGCCCTTACCAATGACGGCAAGGTTTATCAGGACACGTCGATAAGCACAGTTGTATGGATGAGCTACGGCAGCAAGAAGATGACCCTTACCGGCATAACCTGCACGCTCCCTGCCAACGTAACCGAGACGCACGACGTTTCCACCGGAGAGATAACTTTCAGTGTCAAGCAGGGCGTGGCTCTGGACGGCAGGAACCCGATACCCGTCGCGTTGACAGCCACCTACAACGGAAAAGCCTACACCGGGCAGCTCACGTTTACCCTGGCAGGTGTCAAGGGCGGTGCCGATGCCGTTCTGTATCGGCTTGTCCCGAGCGTATCTGCTGTGATAAAGGATGCCAACGGTAATCTCAATGTAACTTCCGTATCGTGTACACGGTTGAAGTCTTCGGTTTCCGGCGGCACGGCCGAGACCGGGACGGGCGAACTTAAATACTCCCTTGACGGTGGAGCCGAAGTCTCAATCGGGAACAATGCCGGAGTACCGGTATCAAGCTTCCAGAAGAGCATCAAGTTCATATTCTACGTGGACGGTACAGTAGTGGACGTGGAGACAATACCTCTTGTGGTGGACGGTAAGGATGGTGCTCAAGGGCCTCAAGGTGTTCCCGGTCCTGCCGGAGCTGACGGGAAAACCCTATACACATGGATAAAATATGCCGACGACGCGCAAGGTGGTGGTATAAGCAACAATCCTACCGGAAAAGCGTATATAGGTTTCGCCTACAACAAGGAGACCGCTACGGAAAGTAACAATCCCTCCGACTATACATGGAGCGATATAAAGGGAGAAGACGGTATACCGGGTGCTACCGGTGCCGACGGAAAGACTTATTACACATGGGTTGCCTATTCGGACAATGCGGACGGAACGGGCATGTACCAACAGCCTAAAGACACGACTAAATATATCGGTATAGCCGTCAACAAGGAGACTGCTACAGAAAGTAACAATCCTTCTGACTATACATGGTCAAAATTTAAGGGGGAAGACGGACAGAGCGTGTCTTCACTCGGCAGATGGCATACCGGGCTTATAGTGCCCAAACTGGGAATCGTCACGATGGGAGGAAGCACCTTCTGCGCGAAGAAGGAGACCGCCAACCCACCGTTGTGGACCACTACGACAAATGACGGCAGGCGCATTACCCAGACGCAGGACGGAGGAAGGACTTACGGCTATATTCTGTCCGGTGAATCAAATACGGAAGAATACGACCTGCTTGTCCAGAGCGGAAAGGACGGAAGCGACGGTACCGATTACGAAAGAGTGTTTATCCATACCACGGAGGAAAACCGCCCCTCCACCCCAGCGACCTCACAGACGGACGATTATATCCCTTCCGGCTGGCATGATGATCCTATTGGCGTTTCCGAATCCCTGCCTTTTGAATGGATAAGCGAGAGGAAGAAGAGAAACGGCATATGGAGTAATTTCAGCACACCTGCCCTCTGGGCTAAATATGGATTTGATGGCATTGATGGCGCAGAAGGTGTGGCTGGTACGAGTATTGTATGGAAAGGTGATTTCTCGTCTGCCCCTTCCTCTCCTCAGAACGGTTGGGCGTACAAGAATACGACCGACAAGAAGTCGTATGTATATCAAGACGGCCAGTGGTATCAAATGACCATTGACGGAATTGACGGAAAGAACGGAAAGGACGGACTGAGCATCGTATGGAAAGGCGACCTGCAGTCTCCACCTTCCAATCCTCAAATCAACTGGGCATATAGGGACACCAATAACGGTCGTGTATACATATGGAACGGGACAGCATGGTCGTTGATGGTCGTTGACGGCTCGGACGGTGCTGACGGTGCAGCCGGCTCGAACGGATTGAGCGTGTTCATAACTTACAATGACAGCACTTCCCAGCCTTCTGTTCCTACGGGAAACGGTACTACCGGAGGCTGGCATACGAATGCTACAAGTGGAGCTATATGGATGTCGCAGAAGGTTGCTTCATCCGCAAGTGATGGGACATGGGGCACGCCAATTAAAATCAAAGGCGATAAGGGTGATAGCATAACCGCTATGGGCAGATGGCATACCGGGCTTATCGTGCCCAAGCAAGGAGTTGTCACTATGGGAGGCTCATCATACATAGCCAAGAAGGAGACGACTAATCCTCCACTGTGGACTGTTACGACCAGTGACGGCAGGCGCATTACCCAGACACAGGACGGAGGCAAGACATACTGGTACATACTTTCCGGTGAGATGAATTCTGCGGAGTATGATTTGCTGGCTTCAAAGGGAGAAGACGGGAAAGACGGAAATGATGGTACAGACGGAAAAGATGGCACAGATGGAAAAGACGGGAAGCAGGGTATTCAAGGCTGCATCACCCGGCATTCCGAATGGGCTGTGGGCGTGACTTACCGCAACGACGAAACTCTGACAAGCGGCACCCGTTATGTGGATATTGCCATGATAAGGAACAATGCCGCAATCGACGGATGGGATGTCTACAAATGCAACACTACCCATACAAGCTCGGAAAGCAACAAGCCGGGAGTGTCATCGTCCACATGGACCAAGTTAAGCGGTGTAGGTCCTATCTACACGTCCCTCGTCATCGCGAAAAACGCCAGTATTGACTTCATGCAGGGCAACCAGCTGCTTATCAAGAAGGATGACGGTACCGTGACAGCAGGTCTTTCCGGTTCCATAGCGGGTAGCAAGGTGCGTATCTGGGCTGGTTCCGCGACACCGGACAACGCTCCGTTCCGGGTATTGGAAAGTGGCAAGATGATAGCTACCGATGCCGATTTGACTGGAACTATCAATGCTATAAGCGGCACGTTCAGAAATGTCTCCTCTCCCAATGGGTCATTCAAGATAAAGGAGAATGGGGATGTGGAATTGGTCGGTAAGATTTCCACTTCGTTGAATGGCACTCGCATTGAACTGGACCCAAGTTCCAACAGCATCAAGATGTATAACCAAGATAATAATGAAGTAGGGAATATTTCTTTCATTACCGAATCTATCGGAGGGGTTACTAATTATTACCCTCGATTAATGCTCAGAAGGTATTCTGGAAGTAAAGAGGTCGGGAGACTTGATATGTCAGGTACATCCGTGAATGGCTATTCAACGGTTGGAACCGACGCACTAAGCTTTACATTGGGACCTATCGGGTTAGTTTTCTCTGTTAACGGGCAAGTAACTAATTCATATCCAAACAAATAATTGATTATGAAGAAAATTAATTTTGAAAGATTTGAGATTTACACGAATGTGACTATGCAGAACTGCATAACAAGGGACATTCGGGAGGATTTTGCCGATACAATCATGCAGAACCTCAATAGGGCGCGTGGATATGCGCTTATGATGAAGGTGTTCCAAAGCAATGGAGAGACGGAATTCTCTGACGAGGAAATAGCTCTGATTAAATTCATTGCGGACAATTACGGAAACATCTCCTTGTCAATGTCCATAGACAAGAATATAAAAGAACTGAATAATAATGAAACAAGAAAGGAGGAACAGCAATGATTTTGCAGGCAGACGGAGGGCACTACCTTACACAGAGTGCGGATGTGCCCATAGATGAAAGGGTGTTCGGGAATACCGCGTATATCAGCGACCCTTCGGAGGCTTCCAATTATCGCCAGGTGTCCGAAGTCGAGAAGGAGCGTATGCTCAATGCCGGAACGATATTGGACCCGTCCGACTTGTCGGATGAGTATCTGGACAAGGTGGACACGCTGCATGAGATTATTAAGGAGAACATCAACACCGCAGGTCTGACGGTTGAGGAGAGCCTTAAGCATAAGGAGTATTTCCCAAAATGGGATGAATTAATTGGCAAGACTGAGCCAATCGGATTCATGTTCTCCTACGAAGACACTTTATATGAGGTAATTCAAGAGCATGAATTTGCCAGCCAGTGGGTACTGGGTATAGGAACAGAATCTCTCTACAAGGTTGTCCAGATTGAAGCGTCCGGCACGAAGGAGGACCCGATAGCGTGGAAGCAGGGAATGGAACTGTTCAACGGCAAGTATTACACGGACAAGGATGTGCTTTACTTGTGCATCCGTGACAGCGGTATGGGCATGTCTTTTGACCTTGCCGACCTGGTGTCCGGTGGTTTTGTGGAAGTGGTCGAGGAATCGGTCGAAGACACTGTTCTATAACAAGGAAACTTGTTCTTTTTCCGGCTTTCCCGATGCCGTTAATTCGGGAATTTATTTAAACAAAAACGAGTTAATTATTTAAATGTTAAATTAGGGTATCATGTTTTTAAAGCGGATGCCCCTTAAA